ATTTTGTTCGAGGAGTTTATTAAACAGTGGGACTTTAAAAAATCGATGGAGAAGTTCACACAATTTCTAAACTTTGTTTCATTTAAATATTCGATTTCTTTTGACAAGTTGACTGCAGATTTTCAGGAGTTTACTAAAGAAGAGGGTAGTACTCTTGCTAAAGCTTCCACGATTAGCGATGACTATAAGACATTCATAGACAACAACGAGGAAGAATTGGATCAACAATTCGGCGAGAAGCACAAATTTCAGACGTCCATTCGAGGTATTAAAGTGCGCGGCGTTTTTGCTACACAAGGCGAGGCCGAGCTTCGGTGTAAATTGTTGCGCGAAGTAGACCCCAATCACGACATTTATGTAGGTCAGGTTGGTATGTGGGTTCCATTTCATCCAGAGGCGTATAAGACAGGGCGTGTTGAATATATGGAGGAGACACTAAACGAACTCATGTCAGATAAGAAAAAGAATGAAGATATGGCGAAACATGATTTTGAGAAGCGCGTACGCGAAGCAAAACAGAAAGCAATTGAGGAAAATATGAAAAAGGCTGAGGAATCAGGCAACAAACTTACACAGACACTTAATGAGAAGGGTGAACTTGTTGGTGTAGCAAATGTTACAAATTTTGACGGCCTAAACGACGACTCAACAGTAGACGATATTAAAAAGAGTATTTTTGAGTCTGAAAATGTTGTTTTGGACAAGAATAGTGACCATGGATTGTCGAAACTTACAGAAAAGTTTGATAATTAAATGCTATCAATCACGGTAGCAAATTGTTTATTTGCGTTTTCCGGTTATTAATCCCGATTACTATTCACAGTTATTAATCCCGATTACTATTCACAGTTATTATATGTTATTTCAAAAATAATATATAATATTTAATTAATATATACATACCAGTACAAGGTTATTTTACCCTCTTATATTAATATGGTAAAGAACAAAACTACAAAAATATTTTCAATAAATTCGGGGATAACGAGGGGGTTTTCAAGTCGCAATAAACCTTTACATATTTTTTTCATATTAACAACCATAATATTGTCTATTATATTAATTTACTTTTTATATAGATGGGTAAATAAAGCAATATACATTTATCGTCTTAAAACGGATTTCGATAAGTTAAAGTCGATAGGGGTCGATGTTAAAAACTATAATATACTATACTATCCGGAAAATAAGAAAAAATATATAGTGAATCGTGCCAAAGTAGTCGGAAAAGAAAATACACTATTCAGAAATAAGAAAGCAATAGGATTCGTTCCAGATAAATATATTGTATTAGATATAGATACGAAAGAAGGAATAGATGGTGCAAATTTTTTAATTGAAAAAGTTCCAAAAGATACAGTATCAGAAAAGACTCCCAATGGCTACCATTATTATTTCGAAAATGACACAGGCAAGCCCGTGGAAACATATGTACAGTTGACAATCGATGATGTAAAATATTCTGTTGATATTTTGGGTAGAAATAGTTTAGTGACAATGTCACCTACGAATATAAATGGCAAAGATTATAAGTGGATTAATAGCATATTTACACATACACCGGCAAAATTATCGGAGAATACTTGGCTAATAGATTTAATAAAAGACAATAAACCATTTTTTCGCAAATTTGATAATGTCGATATTAACCTCACTATAAAAGGAGCACTTGTAATCGTGGATAATATAAATATTGAAGACTATTTTCGGTTTACATTTGGCAGTCTGAAAGAGTATTCTAAAAAAATAAAATTGCTTGGTGGAATAATTTATTTATATGATGATAACTATTATTTTTTTACCAGAGCAGTATTTAATAAAATTAAAAATAAAATATATTTAATGAATGAACTGAAACGAGTGGTTGACATGTTAAAGCCGTCATATATAATAGATTTGTCTATTATATACAGTAATTATTTAGAACCTTTAAGCTTAGTTCAAGTTTCGTCGGCAATCATTCACAACGACTATAATAATTACAAAGCTGTAAAAAATATAGAAGATTATATACAATCGGAACACCTAGATAAGGAGACAAAATATTTAATACGAGATGTAATAACAATAAATAATTTTTCGAATAATAATGTTAAACAATTGATTACTTATATTACCGGAACAGATGATAAAAACGATGACGTTGCGCAGTTGTTATCAAAAAATAAAATATTACTTGGTTCGGAAAGTATATACTTGTCTATGTTTCTTTCTAACTATTTTAATATTCCTAGCTTATGTTTGGGTATTGTATCCAATATAGACCCAGAATTGGGCAAATCCCCCATTAAAGAAACAGATAAACTCGCAACTACATTTTTTACATTGTTTTAACGAACATAGCAATATATACACTTTTACCATTTGTTTTTCTTGACTTGAATTTTAGGACCCTGTCCTTTACGCTTTACACTACTCGGATCGTACTGTTCTTCTTCATCGTCGGAGTGTATATCTTTGGACATTTCCCAGAACTCTTTTGCTCCTAATTTAAAAGGACCATGCGTTTGAGCTTTATACCAGAAAATCTGGTCATGTAATTTATTCGACTTTGCGTTGTTATTTATTACAAGACATTCGAAATTTTCAGTACATTGGTCCATAACTTGGCAAAAGCTTTCAAATGTCGGAAACATACCTGCATAATTTTCATATATTCTTTTGCGATTCCCAATATAAGGCTCTCGCAATATAAATACATAGTCAATGTTTGTTCTTAAATTGGGTGGTATACCGAGGGGATACTGCATAGTAATAACCAACATCACTTTCCAGTGACGCCCATTCATAAATAATAGACGCATCATTACATCTTTTGTCCATTTATTGTCGAAAAGACAGTCGTCTAATACTACGAATGTTCTCGGGTCAATCGTGCTACGTTTATACGATTCTATCTCTTTTTTCATTTGTTTTAGTACGGCTTTTTGGCGTTTTAATATATTTTCTATTATTGCCGTATTATACGCATCGTGGATAAATAGTTTAGGGACATGTTCTCCAAAAAAGCCGTTACCTGCTTCAGTTCCCGATATAACCGTACCAATCGGTATATCCTGGTGATAAAACATTAAATCTTTTACTAAAAAACTTTTACCTGTATCACGGCGCCCAATAAGCACAATAACAGGTCCTTTATTTTCGTCGGGTCTAAAACTAATTGAACGCATGTCAAATTTTGCTAATTCTAATCCGACACTCATGTTTGTTATTTATTTGTGATGTATTTAATATAGCTAATATACTAATATAAATTAAAAAAATATAATTATTATAAACGCATATAATGTATTTTATTAGTTTGAAACATAATAAAAATATGTATTGAATTAAATAATTAAAGAGTATGAATATTGATATCAACGATACAATCGCCTCTTCCGAAAAGGGAATATTTTCACTGTATTACAGAAAAGTGGACAATTCCGGCCTTTTCTCTTCTTTAGAAGAATCCGAGCTTGAAATAAAAAATGGTAGAAATTATATTCCTTTATATGAAAACTATTTTAATTTAAATGAGACTAACTATAACTCGATTAATTTGAATCACAGATATTATGTGACAGGGTTATCCGGTATTATAGATAAAAATAATATACAGGCGGCAGTAGTAGACTGTTTTAATAGTACACCTGATTCATTAACCATTTCGCATAAACCCGTCTTTATAAAATTTTCTCCATTGATAGACCCGATTAAGTATATGACTGGAAAATATGATATTTCAAGTGTCACGAATATAGGTGACAAAGAAGGTATAGAAATTTTAAATATTCCTACATTTTCTAAATTTGAAAAAAAACAAGGTATTTCAAAAACAAATGACAGAAATAATTCGGCATATGTGGATGGATTTTTTTCATATTTATCGAGTCAATTATTAAATCATCATGATTTTATAAACGGTCTTGATTTTTATGGTTCTTTTAATGCCATAAAAACGAGTTTTCATTATAATGTTATCGACGATATTGATTACTTGGATAAAAATAACTACTTTAATAAACATAAGAATATCCTTTTCAGTGTTGAAGATATAGATGACTACAGTATTGATTCTGATAATAACCCTAGCAAAAAGAATATATCTGGTGCGCGAAATATGAAAAGTAAAATTGTAATTGAAAATAATGCCTGTGAAAATGATAAGCAATATATCATTCATGATGATTTTGATTCTATTTGTAACGAACTACGCGGTGTATTTAATGTCTCTACTGAAGATACCGTTAGTGAATGTAATATTGTTGATATAAACTCTATAGCATTGCCCGCACCTTTGCCTATGAATATTAGTATATCACTAGATAAAGATAGTAAGGTTGGTGCTGGTATAAGTGAGAGCAACAATGATGTACTATCAATATCTAATGGTGATTTAAATTTAAACACAAACTGGGTCGATAGTTGTGATAGTGATACTGATTCATGTTCATCGCGCTCTTCTTATACAGATGATGATGATGCTAGCGACGGTAATGGGGGTATTATTAATCGAGGCGATATTAGTAGGGGCCGTGGCGGTAGTGGCGGTAGTGGCAGTGGCAGCGGCAGCGGCAGTCGCAGTATCGATGGCTTGAGTGATGGTGGCAGTGGTAGTGATGGTGGCAGTGATGGAGGAAGTGATAGCGACGACGATGGAGATGACGATGACGATGATGATGATGATACTTTGTGGGCTACAATAAAAAATTTTCCT